CTGAACTAATATCATATTCCTTTACTCCGCCTGTAGCATAATAAATATTGTCAATAGGCTGAAATAAACGAGAAAACAAATCTTTAATACTTCTACTGTATTTCTCTCTTGCTCTTGCTTTTAAAGTACTTTCTATTCCTTCAATTTTATTAATAAGCTCGTCTATAAAGTCGTCTCCGTTAACCAATGCTTTTAAAGTAGATGAGTATTCTCTCATTTCTTTAAAGTCTTCTGATAGTGTTTCGTTCTTTTTTAAGTAAGCAATTGCTTCGTTGTCGTCTTTAAATATCATTTTAATACAAATTAATTTCCAAATTTACAACATTTATTTTAATTATTCCAAATAATACCAACTTTTTGTTTTCCTTTTATTTCTGGTAACATTCTCATCATTATTGCATCTGCAAAATCAGGAGACCGTCCAATTCTTTCACGAATAGCGTCTTTTTTCTCTAATGCTAGTTTACCATCGTCTGAAAAAGCTAATCTATTAATCTGTTCTAGCTCTTGAATTATTTGTATTCTATAATTTTTTTCTTGAATAAATAGTAAGTTATCCTTGCACATTTCCGCTAACATAAAATAACATTGTGCCTTAAGATTTTTATAATTTTCCTTCTTACCGTTTACTTTTATAGGTACTGCATTATTATTAAATTGAGTAGCGCCTGATAAAACTCCGCTATTTGCTGAATTACGAGTAAATGTCTGTAATCCATCAGCATCATAAATAACATTTTTTAATGGTATTCTGTACTCAATTCTTAATTCATTTATTTTTTTACTTACTTTAGTGTCGTCTATTTTATCAATAGCTATAATCTTTTCAATTACTAAACCAGCCCAAACTATTAATACAAATTTATCTGAACCAGTATAAGCAATGTCGCAAGTTAAATATCTAGTTTGTGTGGGTTTTATAAATTCGTTTGTAAATAGATTTAAAATATTACTATACTCAAACATTGCGTAAGGATTGTTATCAAATTCCCAATCACCATAAAGTAAACGCTTTTTACTTGCTTCATCTAAACTCTCTAATGTACGAATATAAGACGATGGCAAATGTGGGTTATCAGTTGGTAATGCTTGTATAAATTTTCTGTCTTTTCTTAAACTATTTGATAAACTAGGATTATAAAATTCTGAATAAGTCCAATTCTTTGCAGGGTTGCAAGTCATTAACATTTTAGGAATTATTCCAAACTCTTTTAATTTATACCTTAAACGTGATTTTACAACTTGAACCGCTTTATATGTGCATTGATTACATTCGTCAATAAAAGCAAATGAAATCTCTAGCGAACCCAAGCTGTCAAAATTTGGATCGCTTGGATAAAGAAATAAATCTTTTAAAAGTATTTCGCTCCCATTGTTCCAATAAATAATGTTTGATTGTGCGTTATATTTAAATTGGTCGCCTATATTTAAATCGTTTGCTAATTGAAAAAAACTGTTTAAAGTAGTCTCTTTTAATGCTTTTAACTTACTTCTACCCATTAAACAACGAATACCAGCGTAACGCTGGCATAGTTCTATTAAACGCAAACAACCTAAAGCAGACTTCCCGCCACCTGCTCCGCCTCCGTAAAGCAGTTCTTCAGTTTCGTCATCGTTTAGGTAATAAATTGCGTGTTCTTGCTTAGGTAGTAATCGCATTTACTTTTCTGGTTTAATTCCTGAACCTAGATTTATAATGGTTGTTTTTGTTTGTATTGGATTGTCTGAATCGCCTGAATGAATTGTTTTATCTCCGAATACTTTAGGATAAAATTTAGCCATTTTCCATTTTAGGGTTTGAGCTAAAACATTATAAGTAGAACTATCTATTTCTTTTGAAGTAAGTAAATCCCTTAAATCGTCTAATTCGTTTTCTAAAGCAATAGCTTTGTCTTGTTGTGAATTTATATACAGGGTGCGTAATTCTTCATTATTTTGCTTCCATCTTCTAAATGTAGTCCAATCTGGATATTCTTTATTTGAGTCTAAAATACGTTTAATATTTTGACCGTTTGCAAGTTCGTTGCAAATTTCAACACATAGTTCGTAGTTATATCCTGTTAATCTTGCCATATTACTCTGTTATTATTTGACAATGAGAGTGAATGTGTTTATCGTTACCAAATATAATATAAATTTTACATTTAGCATCGTCTTTAATAAAGCCACTCTTTTCATCTAAATATTGTAATTTATACTTCTTACCTTTAGTAATATCTACTCCGTTATCACTTGGAATAGCGTAAGTAGTTTTAATTCCGAATAGTTTTTTTATTGCTTTCATAATATTTGCAATTTACGTATTATTTTTGGATTATCAATAATTTATTTTACTTTCTACGAATATACTTCTATCGTTGTTTATATACTCGGCTATTGTGTTGTTGATTTGGCGCCAATGTATTTTTGTTATTTCGCCTATATTGTAATTTGATATTCCTTTTAAGTGCAAGTTAATAATTTCAAATTTAACAGGACTCAAAAACTTTCTATCTTTTTTCTTAAAGTTTCTTTTATTTCGGATTAGTTCAATATTCTTTTCGGTGTAGTCTTGTCCGATAATGCCTAAAACTTTCTCACGATAGTAAACTTGTGCCTTTGTAAGGTTTAGTTCTTTTGCTAATTCTACTCGTGTCATAACGCTAATAGTTTTTCAAGTTCTTCAATGTCTTTTTTTAGAGTTTTATTTATAAGTAGATTTGCTTTTATTGTTGCTTCGTGATACAAAACTACTTGGTTTGATTTATAACCTATTCGATTTGCTATGTTTCTTGTCGATAGAGTTGTTTTTTGTCGCAATAGATAACACAAAATAGATTTTGGATAAACATACTTACGTAAACTACTTTTAACGCTTAAATCGATTTTAAAATACGTTTCTGTTATTTGTTTTATTTGTATTGCTTCCATTATAATTTATAAACCACAAAGTTAAAATCAAAGTTTGTAACACTTGCTGGATTTGAATCGATGATCACATCAAAACTATTTAAGTTTGCGTTAGTGTATGATAAGTGCCTTTGCTTCCCACATAGCAAAATAACATAATCGTTGTCGATTTGCGGAACTATAAACGTAATTCGGTATGTTGTGTTATTAATCTTTGTTGTAGTTGCTCCGAAGCCTTTTAAAAGCGTTCCTGTATTATCTACAACTCCCATCGCTGCGGTAGTGTACGGAATTGTATATTGAACTCCGATAGAAGTTGTTTCAACCGTTCCAAGTGTTAGGCTTCTAACTCTTAAATCCCCGTTTACATCTAACGTGCTTGTGGGTGTTGTAGTTGAAATTCCAACCTGAGTCATTCCGAATATAGGAAATAGTAATATAATTAGTTTTTTCATTTGATTAGTTTTTAAAGGTTTGTTCGTAGTAAGTTTCTGCATTATTTATATGCTTCATTTCTTTTGGTTTTCTTGTTTCTGCGTGAATCCAAGAATCAATAATCTGTTGCTTTTCTAATTCTTTTGCTTGTTCGATTATGTCTTCATCTTGAATTTTTAAACCAGTTAGTTTTTCAATTTCAATAACCAACCATTCAACTGCCGTTAATTTCTTTTCTGTACTCATAATTTTAGTTGTTTAATTGCGTTAGGTGTTAGTGTAATATCGTATTTAGATAAATCTTCTATTGTTTTAATAAAAGTATCAAAATTGTCTTGAAAGTTTTTATCCTCACAATCATATAAAAAATATGTTTTTTTACTCTCTAATTCTAACATTGGCTCATCACAAAACTCAGCGGTATTCCATTCAAAACCCTCAAACAAAATTTTATCTTTTGCTTGTTGGTATTTTTTATAATACTCATTTATTTCTTTTGCATATTTTAAAGAGCAAGGAAAATATTTATATTTTTCTAAAACAGTTCCATCTTCATCACAAGGAACAAACATCCCTAAAGTTAAATGTTGGTTTAGAAAGTTTGCGTAGTTGTACATTGCACTTTCTGAATCTCCAACATCTTCAATAGTGTTATGTGATTTTATAACAAACTCTGTCATACTAATTAATTTCATAATCTTATTTTTTATCGTTAAACAATTCCATTATTTGACTTACTTTTTCGTCACTACCTAAAATTGCGGTTAGTTGTTCTTCTTTGGTGGGTTCGAGTGGTTTGCAAAAGTTCCATGTTGTAATACCTTTTATGTTTTGAGTACCCCATGCATAAAAAATATTATATCTTTTTGCGAACACATTTCTTTCATGCCAAGTGTTTTCATCATCACTCACCAACATCATAACTCCATCGCTTAAAGTTGGTATTTCATCTTCTACTAAATGAGCTTCTATTTGATCGGCTGGGTAGTAGTAGTAACCTTCTTTAAAATCAACTCTAAATTCGTGTTCAAGTATTTTGTCAATTATTCCTGTTTTTCCAACATACTTATCCATGCCTTTTGTATAACCGCAATATTTAGTAGTCTCAAACTTAAAGCCTCGAACTTTTTTCCCAATTAATTTCTCTGGGTTTTTCATAATGTTATTTTTTTAGTTAGTTAATTTATAATTAAAATCTTTTTTAATAACTCTTTTTTGTTTTATTAATTTTTCTAAAACTCTTGAAGCTGAAAAATAACCACTTCTACATTTTCTTTGTATTAAAGAAATACTTATATCATCTCCAACTTTAAAAAATAATAAAACCTTTTCTAAAAGTTCTTCATCTATTTTTTGATTGTGTAATTCAATTAAACCTTCTATCATAATATTATAAATAAAAAATGCCCTATTATTTTTGAGTTAGGTCTGAAGTAACTCGCCAATAAAAGGGCTAATGTTTTTAACTTACCTAATGTTCAGACCGTAAGTGTTTAGCAAACTTACAAATTAAAATTGAATTAACAACTGTTTTTGTGAATTATTTTAAAATATTAAAATCATACTATCTTTTGTTCCGCTTTGTGTTTTTCCGAATTTATTTAATGGTAAATAAAAGTTTCCATTTTTGTCAATTTTACCAAATTTAATTCTACCTTTTAAGAAACGGATCTCTTTTGCGTTTGGTTTTATATGTTCGTGAAATAATTTTGTTGAAGTGCTGACTGGAATTAATAAAACACAAGTTTTTCCTTTTTTACTTTCTTCAATTGCTTTTTCAACAAATGCTTCTTTTAATTTTTGGCTATAAGGAGGATTTACAAAATTTGAGTTTCCCCATTCAATTTTTAATCCATCATTTATAATTTCTTTTTCATTATAAGGACACGGATCAAAATCAAAATTAAACTCTTTATTTAGTTCATTATACAATTCTGGTGGTGTTGCATAATTATCATCGTTGTTTATATGTATATTTTTCATATTATGCACAATCATTACAAATTAATTCACTTTCATCTATTCCACTTTCTTCATAAGTTTCATGCCACCAGCCACAATTAGAACATTTAAAATAATCTTCCCATAACTCCTCTACTTGTTTTTCTGTTAAATCATCTTCTGAAAGTTTAAATAAATCATTCATAGCTTCTTCAGTTGTTAAGCAACTTCCTTGCAGATATCCTTTTAATTCTTCAAATTGTTCTGAATTTATCATAATTTTTATTTTTTAGTTAATTTTTTATGCCTATCAATAATTGCCAAATGCAAAGATATATTTATTTCGTTTGAACTTATCGGCTTGTTGTATCTTATTACTTTTCCGTTATCCGAATATAAAATATACCAACTCCATTTCTTAGTTAGTTCGTCTTTCATATATTCTGGATAAACTTTCACACCAGCTTTTATAATCTCGTAGTTTTGTTTAGAAACGTCTGGTAAATTTGTTATTTGGTTACGCTTTGCCATTATATAAAATCTTGAATTTCTTTAGGTAACCAATCATTATCATCTACCATAAATTTAATATCTGCAAATGGTTGGTTACGTGAGTACTCGCATTTAACAATTGTATTTTCTTCTTCTTTTTCTACAAATACAACTGTTTCAGCTTTTTTTAATACACTACTACCAACGTGTCCAACTGGTTTACTTGTTCCGAAGTTCTTGTGTAGTATTCCTGTGCAATGCATTTTTCCATTAGCAGTCCAATTCAATAATTTTTCAGTTAATCCAGTCGCTTGTTCTAAACTATTAAAATCAGTAACTAAATCTACATAACCATCAATTGACATTAAACCTATCTTATCCTTAAACTCGCTTTCGTAAACAACCCAATCAATAAACTGCAGTCTTTCAATTGGTGTATAAGCACGAAGTCCGAATGTTTTGTAATAATCACAATTACCTCCTATTAACTCTAAAACTCGCCTTTGTACTCTTTGTGCGTGGAAATGTGATTGTTCAGTATCAAATGAAAGTACAAATTTCTTTTCTGAATTATGACCTTTTAAACTTGGATTATAAATATTTGAACGACCGCCAATATATGCTGCTTCAATCATAGACTTAAAAAATGTTTTTCTACTCTTTGACGCTCCAACAATGCAACTAAAATCTCCATAACTTCCGAAAGGTATTGGATACATATTGCCTTTGTAAGAGCTTTCTCCAATGCTTATTGCTATTGGTTGTTGTTTTATTTCTTCGCTTGGATCAATTAAACTATCTTTTAATATTTGAAGATAATCAATTCCAACTACGTTTTCTGAAGTTTCGCTAATTAATTTGTCAAAATCTATATCCATTATACTCGGTAATTATCTATATTATTAATCATTTCGTTTGCTGTTTTTTCAAAGGACTTCTTTACGTCTTCATATTCCCAACGCTCTATAATCTTTTTACTAAACTCTTTTTCATTTTCCATAATTATTTTTAAATTACGGTCTTTACTTTCTTGGTCTTGTACTAATTCAAAATTAATTCCTTTGCTTTTCATTAAGTTTTGAAGTGTTTGTAAATTAAGTTCAAGAGTTAGCTTTTCTAAATGGCTAGACAAATCAATATTTAAATCTAATTGAACCCATTTTATAGACTCGTTAATATCTCCAAACTTCATCAAATATCCATTTATATTTGAGCAAAGTAATTTAGCAAATAAAATGTTATCCTGTACCCTGTTTTCATTTAGTAAATTAATTTCTTCTTGCAAGGTTTTTAATGCTTCAAAATCTTCTTTAAATACTAATTTCTTTTCGTGCAGTCTTTTAAATGTATTACCTAATCTTGTAAAAGCTCCTTTAGATTTCCAACTCATAACCTATCTTGTTTTAATTGTTGTTTAGGTGCAAAGTCTTTATCTCTTTTTGCCCAAGTTTCTAAACGTCTTTCAATACTCCAAGTCTTTTCAAGTTCAAAACGCATTTTGCTTTGGCTTTTATTTGGTTCAGTCCAATAATTAAAAAAGTTTCTTAATAGTTCAATAGAGTATTTTTGTTTAAATGCGATTAATGAATTTTTAAAAGCGAGCGAGCGAATTTCTAAATTCGCCTTACTATCTTTTTCTTCTGTTTCTTGTTGTTCTTCTTTAATTGGTGTCGTTTGCGTTTCGTTTGCGTTTCGTTTGCGTTTCGTTTGCGTTTCACTTTCTTTTTCAGTTTCTTGATAATCCTCGTATTTACAAACCTTTAGGCGTGTCGTTTGCGTTTCATTTTTTAACTCAATCATATTCTCTTTTTGCAACAAATCAAAATAACGTCTTACTTTACTTTTGTTAGTTTTCCAACGTGTTGCCCAAGTGTCTAAAGAGTATAATTTTTCTCCTCTACCACATTCGTAAAACTTGCCTTTAATAACAACTTTTGCGGGTGCGTAATTAACTTCTAAAAGAATATCAACCCACCATTTAAAATAATCTGAATTTTGAAAAACCCAATGATTATTTATTTCTCGGTTTAGTTTTATCCAACCGCTCATTACTTTCTTAATTTAGATTGAACATGTAGTAATGTACCAATAAAAGAATGTAGGTTTTCTTTTGACAAAGTGAATTTTTCTTCTGAAAGTAAATTCAATGAATTATTAGTAAAGCTTTCAATTGAAATTATTACTTTGTTTTCATCTTCTAATACACTTAAAACTTTGTTACAAGTGTAAAGTTCGTTAATAATTGAATGTTTCATTATAAATTATTTTAAATTAAAAAAGAAAATCCGATATAGTCAGCGTAGTGTGAGATTTCGCTTTCCATATCGGATTTGTATAATATTTTCGGGTGTAATAAATCTCACTAAATTACAAGTGTAAAAGTAAACTAAATATTTTAATCTCGCAAGTCTTTACGCAACTTTTTTACTTTTTCTCTAATTTCTTTTAAGTTTTCTAAATTCCAAACTTTGCTAAATTGTTTGTCGATACTCGCTAAAGATTGTAAATCGTTGTATTTCTTTATTCCTATGCGATAAGGTAAATTAAGTGCATAGTTATCAAATGCGCCCTCTTTTCTCAAATTACATTGTTGGCATTGTCCGTTTAAATTATCTAAGTTAAAACGCAAAGTTACGAATGTTTCGCTTTTATAATGATGCCCACATTGAAAATCTGAGTTCCAAGGTGTGCCACAAGAAATACAAGGTTTTCCTTTGTCCCTTTCACGTACGTATGCGTGAACTAAAGTTTTAGTAACTAATAACGCACCAGAAATACCTTTTTTTTCTTTTAGTTCCTTTTCTGCTTTCTCAAATTCTAAACGTGGCTTTTGTACTTTTGAAATACTTTTTTGCATTAGTGTTTTGCCCGCATCTGAATTAAGCAACCAATCGGAATAACAACCGCACATTTTACCAAGTCCAAAAATACGGTTTTCTACTTTTGTCATTTTACCACAACCAAAGCCAAACGCCTTACCTTGTCCTTTACATTTTTTTTCTTTAATCATTATCAAAAGTTATTAAAGTTTCTTCATTAGGATTTGGAATGTCAATATTTAAAAATTCAGCACTCCATTTTTGAACTTCTAAAATAAATTGCATAAATTGTATTGTAGTCATATCTGAACTTGTAATTTTTTCAGAAATACATTCTCCAGTATCTTTATTAACTAATTCATTTACTGGGGCAAACATTGGTAATAAAATTTTATAGTGAATATTCTCATTGCTTCTTAATTCGCCAGTAGCTTCTAAAAGTCCGTTTTGAACTAACGGAACAACTACGCCCCAATAAAAACGGTTTTGCTGGTTGCTACGTTCTTTTTTAGCCTTTGAAAACGTTATAACTACTTCTGTGTTATTAAAATGCTTTATTGCGTTTAAAACAAGGTTTCTGTTTCTTTTGAAAATATTATTTTCTATTGAAGTTCTTATTTCTATTTTCATAATTCAAAGATATAAAAAAACCCGCAATTAATACGGGTTTCTGTTAATTGCTAATTTAACTTTTCACTACCTTTTTAGAATGGCAGGTCATCGTGTTCTTCTTCTTTAAAATTTGTTGCTGGTTCAAATTTAGCTTCTGGCATTTCTTGTTGACTTGGTGTTTCTCCATTCTTTTCAATTCGCCACCCTTGAATGCTATTAAAGTATTTAGTTTCTCCTTGTGGATTAACCCACTCACGACCTCTTAAATTGATCCCTACTTTGACATCTTGACCGATTGAATAACTACTTAATACATCGCATTTATCTTGCGTAAATTCAACTAAAATAGTTTGTGGAAATTGTTCATCAGTAGTTATTACTAACTCTCTTTTCTTAAAAGTTGCTCCGACTTCTTGCGTTACGCCAATAAACTTAATTTTTCCGATTACTTCACTCATAATTATTTATTTAATGTTAATTTTTTATTTTACAAATGTTCCAAATTGAAACCTTACTTTATTATTTTGATCCTTTGCTCCTAAATAATTTAGTTTTCCTAATTCATTAAATTGACTAAACCAAATCCACTCTTTTAATTTAAAATTAAAATTTGCTTTAGATGTTGTTTTATCAAATTCAGTATCTAAAAGTTTAACTTGAATTACAGGATAATCGTATAATTCACGCCCAATACCCAAATTAAAACATGCTCTTTTAAACGCATCACTTGCTTGTCCTTTTTCCTTTTCTGCCATTGATTCAGTTCCTACGTCTTGAACCCAAACCCATTGATTAAGTTCTTTGTTCCAAACACCAACGCTACAAAAAAGATTATCATTTATAACGTCGTATTTCTTTTGCCAAAACCCAACACCGTAAACTGCGTCTAATCGGTTCATATCTACTCTGGCGTCTTTGTAGGCTAAAATAGTTGCATAGCCACCCTTGTTTACACTTTGTACTCTGAAGTCAATATCTTGAATAGATAAAGGAGTATTTAGTTTTAATTCCATAATGTATTTTGTTTTAATTAGTTACGTAAATATACAAAAAATAAACTTAAAAAGATATACTTAAACTCGATTTTATTTGAGTGCTACTTACTTTTGTAACCTCAACTCCATCGCTATCGAAAATTGTTTCGTCTGATTTAGTAGCAGTTTTTACAAGTTCTTTTCTTTGTGCTAGTTTCTTTTCAAGTTCAGCAACTAAATGATCCTCTGAAAAGTTTAATTTTTCGCCACCATTTCTAAACGTTCCTTTTAATCCAAACGCTTCAAAATTTTCTTGGGGCAAACGTTTTAAAATTTCTGAGTTAATAACCTCCAGGCTTTCACTTGCTCTTTTTGATTGCGAAAGTAACTCGTGAATGTTATAATCTCCACTATCTAAAATGTTAGTAATAAAATTAGTTGATTGTTTTACTAATTCTTTTTTGCTTGGAAGAAAATTTGTAGTTTCTATTTCTTCCATTTGCATCAATTCAAATAATCCTTTGCTCATAATTTCTATTTTTAATTAGTTAATAATCTTTCGTAAGCGTCGCCCATTTTTTGGATGTTTCCTCTGTGTACGTTTTGGATTTTCTCAATCCATTTATCAAAGTCGCTCATAATTTCTGTTGCTGACTTTCTTTTCGGTGCTAAATCTGATATGTTATTTTTCATTTTCTAAAATTTTAAAGATTGCTTTTTCTGTTTGTTTTCTCAATTTGTGCGCTTTCAAATATTCTTTAGGACTTTCAAAGTCGAAAAATTTTTTTTCCACCGCTTTTAATTCTTTGCGTTTTTCTACTAATTCTTTTAATGTTGCGTTCATAATTATTGTTTTAGTTGTTTAATTTTCCATACTCCGATATCTCCACCATTTTTAAAATCTTCTACTTTACCGCTAAATGGACAATTCCATATTTCATTTGTATTTCCACTAAAATAATTTGCAACAAGT